CAAAGAAGGTGGAGTGGGATCGCGACAAGCTCGCTGCCGCGCTGCGCCAGCTAGAGCCTGAGATCGCCGAGCGCTACGGCAAGTGGACGATCACTGTCGAGGAGCGCCGCTTTGCCGAGGCGCCGGCCAGAATCAAGACGACGCTGGAGCCGGCGCGCACCGTCTCGGTCGGCAAAAGCAGCTACCACATCGAACCCAAAACTACCGAGCCTCAAACCATCAAAGAGGAAGCGGCCTGATGGCGATCTCACTCAACTCGTTGCGCCGGGGGCCGATAGGGCGTCCACCACGCATCATTGTAATGGGCACTGAGGGTGTCGGTAAATCGACCTGGGCCAATTCGGCGCCTAACCCGGTGTTTATTCAAACCGAGGACGGGCTCGATGCGGTCGACGTCAACGCCGCGTTCGAACTGGCCAAGAAATATCGCGATGTGCTCGACGCGATCAATCTGCTGATCACCGACGACCACTCGTACAAAACTGTGGTCATCGACACGCTCGATTGGCTGGAGCACCTGATCCACCAGCAGATCGCCGACGAAAACAATGTCGATGCGATCGAGAAGATCCCCTACGGCAAGGGGTACAAATTCGCGTTGGAACAATGGCGCGGCGTCATCGAGGGGCTCGACATCCTGCGCAACGACAAGGGGATGATCGTCATCCTGCTGGCGCACGTAAAAATTAAGCGCTTCGAAGACCCCACCACCGACGCCTACGACCGATACCTGATGGACCTGCACGACAGCGCGTCTTCGCTGCTGATCGAGTGGTGCGACATCCTTGGCTTCGCTTCGCACTCGGTCGCCACCAAAAGCACCGACGCCGGGTTTAACCGCAAGATCACCCGCGGTGTCGGCAGTGGCGAACGCCTGATGCACCTTGAAGAGCGTCCCGGCTTTGTCGCCAAGAACCGTTACGGCCTGCCCGCGCTGATCAATTTCCCCAAGGTCGGCGGCTGGCAAGTGCTCGAAGCGTCGATGAACGTCGCTCTGCAATCCAAACCAGCACCACAAACCCAACCGAAAAAAGCTGCCGCCTGAACCAGAACCAGAACTCCGACCCCCCTGAACGAGGAACCTGAACCATGGCACAACTCGGAATGCAATTTGACGCAACCCAGGTCGACCCCAATGGCGGGATGATCGTGCCGGAAGGCAAGTATACCGCGTATATCGTCTCCAGCGAGATGAAGACCACCAAGGAAGGCACCGGACAATATCTTCAGCTTGAGATCGAGCTCATCGATGGACCGTTTGCTGGGCGCAAAGTCTACGACCGGCTCAATCTGCAAAACCAAAACGAACAGACAGTCGCGATCGCCCAGCGGTCTTTAAGTCAAATCTGTCATGCCGTTGGCGAGCTCTCGGTCACCGACAGCGAACAGCTTCACGCCCGGCGGCTGGTAATCGATGTCCGTATTGAAAAGGGCAAGGGCACCTATCGCGATCAGAACCGGGTGTTCTGCTACGAGCCGCCCGACGGTCGCATGCCGGTGCAGGAGCCGGGGCAGTATCAGCCGCAGCCCCAGCCGCAGCCCCAGCAAGCGCAGCCGGCCGCAGCCGCTGCTCCCTCGCGCGTGCAGCCGCCATGGCGGGCGCGCGCCTAAAGCACTTGGACCCCATCCAAGTAGGAGAGCGTCATGGGCGAGGCCAAGCGCCGGCATGCGGCGATCGGTAAGCTTGTCGGCACCGCCACCGACCCAATCAACGGGAAGACCTACCAAACTCGCTATGGCGGGCGGTTAGGAACGTTCCTCGGCAAGGTTACCTTTAACCAAGAGGCAAAGGTGCCGTGCCAGGGGTGCAACCACTGCTGCTATCACGGCCGGGTCGATATCTATCCCGACAAAGAAAACGCCGAAGATCTGGCGCATCTCGATGTCGTGCCGCATCCCGAAGGCGGGTTTGCCCTGCGCAAGCGCGAGGACGGCTCGTGCGTCCATCTTGGGCTTGGCGGCGAATGCACGGTCTACCATCACAGGCCGAAAGCGTGCCGCTTCTACGACTGCCGGATGTTCTCTGCGATTGGTCTGGTCGACACCTACGACAACGGCCGCAACAGCCCGGCATGGGTGTTCGACATTCCAACCACCGAGGAACGAATCGCTAACATGGCGTTACGGCTGGCGGTCGGCAAACACATCGACAGCAACCCTGAATGGACCTCCAACACGGCGCTGGTAGCCGCATACGCTGGCGCCAACGAAACGCTACCGGCGGCGAGGAAGATCGTCGAGAGCTTTGAAAGCCAGCCGCCGGCGGTCCAGCGCGAGATTGTTCGAGTCGTGGAGGAGCGCACGCGCCAGCAGGCAGAGAAGGCGGCTGGCTGATGGCCGCGATCCCATCCCCACAAGACCCGACCTTGGCCGCGGTCGATCGCGCAATCGAGGCGAAGGAGAATAGCGGTTGGCTCGCCCCGTCGCTGAGCATGGGGGATATCGGAAACCCCTGCGACCGGGCGATGTTCTACGGCTTTCGCTGGGCGGGTGTACCTGCCCCGTTTCCAGCGGATGCGCTCAAGCGTTTCGCCGACGGGCATCACGGCGAAGCATTGCAGGCGGCCAGGTTGCGTTTGGTCGACGGGATCACCCTGTGGGACCGCGACCCTAATCGCGACGATCGACAGTTCGCGTTCGACGATTGCGGCGGTCATCTGCAAGGTCGTATCGATGGGGTGATCATCGGCTTGTTGCAGTCACCCAAGACGCTGCATGTCTGGGAGCACAAGCAGGTCGAGGAAAAATCCCAGCGTAAGCTAGAGCGGCTCAAGGAAGAACGCGGCGAGAAGAACGCGCTTTTTGCTTGGAAGCCGATGTACTGGTCGACGGCTCAGCTTTACATGCACTACACCGAGCTGACCCGCCACTATATGACGGTGGCGACACCGGGCGGCCGGCATACGATCTCGGTGCGCACCGATTACGAGAAGCACTACGCTGAGCAACTGGCTGCGCGGGCCAACCAGATCGTCAACGCTACCCGCGCGCCGCCGCGGATCAGCGAAGATCCAACCTGGCACGAATGCCGTTGGTGTCGATCCTACGCAATCTGCCACCAGGGTGCGCCGGCGCCGCGCAATTGCCGGACGTGCCTAGCGTCGACGCCGGTCGACGGCGGCTGGCGCTGCGATCGCTGGAACAAGCCGCTTAGTCGCGAAGAGCAGAAGGCTGGCTGTAAAGATCATCTTTACCTGCCGTCGCTGGTCAACGGCGAACAGATCGATGCCGCGGATGACGGCACCTGGGTCGAGTACGCGCTGCGCGGCACCGGTGAGATCTGGCGAGACGGAGCGCCGTGATGGTCGACGAAGCCGACCGCGAAAAGCTGGTCAAGATCCTACGGATGTTTTCGTCCGACCATGATGGCGAGGTCGCCTCTGCTGCGCGACGAGCGCATGAGCTGATCAAGACTCGAGCCCTCGATTGGGACGATCTGATCATCAAGAAGGTCGAGTCCAGCTCCTACCAACGTCAGGAAGAACGGCGTCAGGAAGAGCGGCGTTATCGCGAGGAGGAACCGCGCTACCAGTACGATCAGAGCGAGCCGCCGTGGGAAGACGAGTTCACGCTGATCCGCAAATGCAGCCTGGTTCCACAGCATCACCTAAACGACTACGAACGTGAGTTCATCGCGTCGATCGGCGGATCGGTACTCGAATGGGGGCGGCTAACACCACGGCAGCGAGTGGTTCTCGATCGGATCGTGGTCAAGCTCAAAATGCGCGGGGTGTGGTGATGGGGCTCGTCAAATCCTTGTATTTGGAAGAGCTGGAGCGGTGGACGACGCCGAACCAGCCTTACGATCCGCGCCCGCCGGTTCCGGCCGCCACACGGGCCGCAGTGCTGGAACGCGCCGAAGGTGGCTGCGAGATATGCCGCATCGATTATCCGCTAGAATTACACCACCGGCACTACAACAGCCAGGGTGAGGAAGAACCCGAAGACCTCTATGCGCTGTGTCGTGGTTGTCACCACGCGATGCATACCGATCCGCTGGGTCAGTTTTGGATCGATCCAATCGAGATGCAAGTGACCTGGGGGATCGGTGAGGGTGAGATGGATATCGATGACATCCCCGGTTGGCGGGGGTGAGAGGAGGAGGAAGTTATGATCAACATGGTTGAAGTCGCAAAGGAGATTGAGAGCCTGGAGGACGAGGACGGAAACGTCAGCAAGAAAGCCGTCGTCGAAAAAGCACGCGATCCGGTGTCGGCCATGCACGGGGCTTTTACTTGGGACACCAATAAGGCGGCCGAAGAGCGGTGGCTTGAACAGGCAGCGGTCCTGATCCGCCGGGTTAAGATCGAGGTCACCTTCCGCGAAGCAAAGCTGGACTGCGTTCGCTACGTCCGTAACGCAACAGTCAGCAACGAGTACAGCAACATCCTGCGCGTGCGGACCAACGAGGATCGGTCGCGCACCACCGTTCTCGACGAGATGATGCGGGTGACGCAGGCCGCGAAGCGCGCTCGCGCGGTTGTGGCGGTGCTGGGCTCGCCCGAGCAAGTCGACCAGATCATCGAGTTGGCGAGGATGGTCGCGAAGTCGGCGGATGCGGGCGATCCGGCTGCGGGTTCGGCCTAAGCCGAGGAGGTTGTGATGCCGACAACTAAGACTGTCTACATCGTTGGCAATACTCCGTTCCTCATCAGAGGCAACTACAAGAAGGAGGTTCAAGCCGAATTGTTGGGTACGCTTTTTCCCGATGGGAAACCGCTAGCTTCGCTTGATGAGGCGGCTGCCCGGTGCCGGTCTTTTGCCGATCACTATCGGCATCTGCCGGAAATGGCCAAGGTCGTCCGCGTGATGGACGATCTGCCGGCGGCTCTAGAGGCAGCAAGCAGGAAGGAGGTGTCTGAAAACAAAACAGCTTGATCGAAACGGTGAGACGGGCCGGTTGCATCGGCCCGCCTCAAAGGTACTCCACCAACCTCAGTTCCCAGGAAGGAACCACAATTATGGCACGCACAATCAAAGCCGCGCCGCAAGTCGAAATCGACGTGATGATCCTCAAGCAGGGAACAAGCACCTATCGGCTCATCGGCGATACGCCGTTCTTTTCTAACCGCATGGCGGCTAAGGCGAAGCGTGAACTCCTGTTCCCGCATGGCCCGATGACCAAAACGCAAAAGGCGACCAAGCTCAAGCACGCGCCTTATGCGGAGTACCGCGACTCCCCCTATTTGGGACCAGTGGGCGGCCCAACGCTTTTCGAGATGATCGGCAGCGCGCCGAAAATGTCGATTGCGTCGGCCGCGTTGCGGATGCCGACGAGCGCCAGCAAGACCGAAATCAAGCAATTGGTCCGATCGCCGGCCGAGAAAATCTCGCTCTGGGGCATTCCCAAACTCGACATGTCGGTGGTTCGGATGGCCGGCATCAGCCGGACGCCTGACATCAGGACGCGGGCGAAGATGGATCGCTGGGCAATGGAGGTCACCCTGACTTGGGCAGAGCCGATGCTCAACACCACCAAGGTCACCCAGCTTCTCATCAGCGCCGGGTTTATCTGCGGCCTTGGTGATTGGCGGGTGGAGAAGGGCGGCGAATACGGCGCGTTTCATGTCGTCCTCGATCCCGACGACAAGGAGTTTCTCGATATCAAAGCCGAGGGTGGTTACCAGGCCCAAGAAGAGGCGTTGCGAAACCCGGTCTGCGCCAATGCGGAAACCGAGGAATTGATGGCTTGGTATCTCGACGAGCTTGCGCGGCGTGGGATCAATCCCGAGGACGAGCAGCCGGAAGACATCACAGACGAAGACCCCACCCCCGGCGAGCTTCAATTCGCCGCTGGTGACGAAACGCTTCTTGCCCCGAAAGAGGTGACGCGGCCACTGCCGGTGGGGAAGAACGGGGTGGAGGGTTTCCACGACTAGTCACCATTCTGGTGCGTTTTATGGCTGATCACCGGGCGTGCCGCGCCCGGTGACAGCGGCACGGAAGCGGCGGTTTTGGTCTGGTTTCGGTGAGGAGGTGATGGGATGGGTTTGGCGATTTGTGGCTGGGCTGGGCGGTCCAGTGACGGCGGTGTAATGAAGGTTTGGCGTGGCGGTCGAGTTTGGGTAAGGCCGGGTGTGATCGGGGTATGAAGCGGTCATGGTTTGGCGGTTCAGTTCGGATTATGTCTGGTGAGATAGGGATGGATGCGGCGGTAACGGTCGGCTTGTGGTCTGGACGGTCGAGTTGCGGAGGGGGCTGGAAAGGCGGTTGTGTCAGTTAATGGCAACGAGGTGAACGATCCGTTGCGGCGTGATGTGAGCGCGGCGGTCAAGCTCAGGAGTCGCATGTCATGGTGAAAGTAGGTGCGGATCGTTAAGGCACGGCGGTCGAGGCAAGGTCGGGTTGCATCGGGTTGGGACTGTCTATGAACGGCGCGGCGGTCGGGGTCTGGCCGGGTAAGACGCTGGGCGGTTGGGTGTGTCCGGGTCTGATGCGCTCGACGTGCGAAGGGGCTGGTTTTGGCGGTTTAGGATAGCCTGGGCGAGAAGAGGTTCGGACTAGATCGGAAGGCAGAGGAAGGGAGTGGCGGTCAGGGTTAGGTTGTATTGGGCTGGGTAAGGCAAGCGCGCGGCATGGAGCGGCGGTCGTGGTTGGGACGGGTAAGGGGCGAATAGGCCCATACAGGTGAGATCAGGAAAGGCGGTCATGGCGGGGTACTGTCCGGAGGTGAACGATCCGTTCCGGCATGGTGTGGGTGCGGCGGTTCTGGTGTCATTCGGATGGGTAGCAACGGTTGCGGCACGGCATGATCGGGCATGGCGGTGAACGGCGGTCAAGCTTGGGCCTGTAAAGGAGTCACATGATAGGGTGGGGTCTGACATGAGCGGCGGTCATGGTTGCGCTCGGTTTGAAGTGATGAGGTGAGGCGGTCAGGGTAAGGACGGGTGATTTGTGGACGGTAAAGTTGTGTTTCGGCGGTCACGATTGGGTGGGGTTTGGTGACGTTCGGCCGGTCCAGGCGGTCGTGGATGGGTCTGGTGCAGGATGGTTGGATGCGGCGTGACCTAGGTTGGTCTTGGCGGTTCCGGTGGCGCAGGGGTGGGTGAGGACTGACCGGGTTAGGTCAGTTGTGTCGGTGTAAGGCGGTCGAGGCCAGGCTCCGCGAAGTCGGATTTGGACAGTTTAGATCTGGCGTGACAGTGGCGGTTTCGGTTGGGCAGGGGTTGGAGATGTTCGGTTGGGTTCTGGCGGTCGAAGCGAGGTGAGGCGAGGTGAGCTCTGGAAAGGATAGGGGCGGCGCCGTTATGGCGGTCGAGGTCGCGCATAGGCGTGGCTGGCTTCTGGAAGTCTTCGGTTGGGCAAGATTCCGGCGGTCGAGGCGGGGAGGGACGTGTCTGCGTTCGTAAAGCCAAGGTCCGGCGGTCATGGCTGGAAGTGGAGTGCAGAGTCTTGGTGAGACTAGGCTGGTTTCCGGCGGGGTCCGGCGGGGTCTGGCGGTCATGGTGAGGTTCGGTGGAGCGAGATGAGCATGGGTCTGACAAGGCGGTCGAGGCGGGGCGCGGTGAGTTCTCTTGTGGACGGTCGAGGTGGGGTATGGCGGTCGAGGTTAGGATAGGCGCGAGAAGGCACGGCGGTCAGGGTCAGGAGGGATG